AAACAGAAAAGGAATGGATATAGCACAGTCATTTGGTAGTTCTTCTTCATACGCAAGAAAGTATTCTTTAAACGGATTATTTTTAATTGATGATACAAAAGATGCAGATTCAACTAATAAGCATGATAAATCAGATAAAAAAGAAAAACCTTGGTTAAATAAAAGTATGCCTGAATTTGATAAAGTTAAAACTTATTTAAAAGGTGGAGGCTCGTATGATATTGTTAATGCTAAATACAGAATATCAAAAGAAACAAAAGAATTATTAAATAAATAAATATGAATAGTATTCAATTAAAATCAACAGACAAAGAAGATCATTATAGATTATTTTTAAATGGTGTTGATGTAACAGGCGAACAAGAAAGAAGTGTTTTTAGACATATAATAGAAACAATTGATAACGGAATAGAAGTAGGATTATAAATATTAATAATTAAATTAAAATTAAAATTATGAGTGCAAACAAGAGTTATTTATTAGGAGATGTTGAACTACCATTAGAAACAATTAAATCATTATCTCAATATTTTGAAGATGTATTAACGTACAATGCAAGTAGAGAATTAGTTCCTAAAAAAGATGAGAATGGTAAAGCTATAAAAAAGCTTAAATTAAATTTTTCTATTTTTGAAGAAGGAAACTACGGTAAAAATGTATCTTTTACAATTCCACAAACAAAGGAGCAAAGAGAAAACGGAGATAAAAAGAAATATGTTGCAAACGGTAAAATCTATTACGCATCTGATGATCTTTCTTCATTTGTACAAAAATCAGAAAAGAAAGAGGCAAAAGAAGTTGTTACTGAAGACTTACCATTTTAATAATTAAAATCACAAGGGGATGTTAATAGCGTCCCCTTTTTTACTTTATGTGGAACTACAAAGGAAAACTAATAAAAGATCGTTCAGATTTACCTACAGAAGCAATTGGATTTGTTTACAAGATACATAATTGGAAAGAAAGCAAATATTATATTGGTAAAAAGATATTGCTTAATAAACGTACTAAACCGCCTTTAAAAGGGTATAAGAGAAAGCGTGTTGAATATGTTGAAAGCAATTGGTTTAAATATACAGGTAGCAATCAATCTACAAAAAAATGGAATATTGAGGATTGTTATCGAGAAATAATGTACATTTGTTATAATCGTACTATGATGACTTATTACGAAACGATGCTACAATTTAAAGAAAACGTTTTAGAAAGTAGTGAATTTATAAACGATAATATACTTGGTAAATTTTATAAAACAAAAATACAGAAATATATAGATGATGAAAAAACAAAAAAATTACAAAGATGAAGGTGCTGATGAAATAAAGAGAATGATGATTCTAAAAGAAATGGAGGAATTAGAACTTGAAGCAGAATTAGATGTTGCTGAAAATATAGACTATCCTCCTGTTGCTATATCTTGTGGTAATTATATTGATATAGACACAGATGGCACGCAGAAGACTTACCCAATACCAATTTGTACTTATGGAAACTTTAGTTTCACACATGCTTATCCAAAAGTAGGTAAATCATTTTTTATGAGTTTACTTGTTTCAGCTTATCAAGGAGGTAAAAACGAATATACTGGTAAATTAAAAGGCCATAGACAAGGTAGAAAAATAATACATTTTGATACTGAGCAAGGTATGTTTCATGCTTCTAAAGTAGCAAGAAGACCATTAGTAATGAATGGATATATGCAAGATGATAATTATCATTTTTATGCTCTACGTACAATGGATTACAAACAGAGAAGAAACTTTATTGAATATATACTTTATACTAAATTTAAAGATGAAAAAATAGGTTTAGTTGTAATTGATGGTTGTGCTGATCTTGTTACTGATGTTAATAATATGGAGCAATGTACAGAGGTTCAAGAATTATTTATGCGTTGGTCTGGAGAACTCGACTGCCATATATCTACGATAATACATTCTAATTACGGTTCAACAAAACCAACAGGAGTACTTGGATCATCATTAGAAAAAAAATGTGAAACTCAAATAATGTTAGAAAAAAATACTGTAAATAAAGGTTGGGTTACTGTTGAGTGTAGAAGAGGCAGAAACAGAAACTTTGAGACTTTTAGTTTTGGTTTTGAAGAAAACGGTTTACCTAAGTTTATTGAAAATGATTATGAATTTTAACAAAACTTTAACATTTAATAATATAAAAATATTATACTTTTAGCAAAACAAATAAGATGAATATACTAAAACAAGCAAACGAAATAATTAACGAAAGATCAGAAGAAAAGGAACGTATGTATGGTCCTTTTGAGAAAGGTATGGAAAGAGCTGCTTTAATAGCGAGTGGAGCAACTGGCAAAGATATTACAGCAAAAGATATGTATATGTGTATGGTAGCTTTAAAGTTGTCAAGAGAAAGCTATTCACATAAAGAAGATAATCTACTTGATGCAGTAGCTTATTTAGGTAGTTATAATAATTATATGGATAATAAAAACAACAAAAAATGAAAAAAGTAGGAATGTTAGGAGTGTTAACTAATTTAGGTACTAGATTGTATTCTCATAACGCTGGTTGGACTTATGTTACTAAATCCATATTAAGTGAAAGACTTAGTTATGATGTAGACATAGTTTCTAATACAGATGATTTTGATAAGTATGATGCATTGATAATTAACGAAGGTGCTAATTTTAAACCAGGAGTATTTAATTTTTTTGGAGGTGTTCAAGATAGACAAATAGATGCTCTTAAAAAGTTTAGTGCTTATAAAGGAGACGTATTATACTTAAATGATTTTGCAGATTATACAATACCTTGTAAAAAAAGAAAAGATTTATCTGATTATGCTGATTTGACTTTTCCAAAAGGTAGAGTTATAGATATAACTAAGTACGGTGATTCTGTTATAGTAGGAGATAGCCATAGTATATCAGCATTTGAGCCAAGTAGAACTATAAATAGATTAGATGGTAAAACATTAAACGGAGCATTAAAAATTGGCTTAAAAAACCTTATACCGACTAAAAACCAAAAAGATGTTCAGTTTTATTTTGGTAACATAGATGTTAGATTTCATTTTAATAGATTTGGAGGCGTAGATGCAATAGATGAAATATTTAAAAGATATGCAGATCAATTAACAGATTTAAAAAAAGAAGGTTACAATATTACCTTGACTCATTTAATACCTGTAGAAGATGAAAGCCGTAAAATACCTGGTACAGGTAAGTACTTAGGTGAAAACTTTTTTGGATCACAAGCAAAAAGATTAGAGTACGTAAAGCATTTTAATAATCTAATAGAACAAACAGCTAAATCATTAGATTTAAAAGTTGCTAGATGGAGTAATTTAGATTATGATGGTTTATCTTTTGACGATATGGAATCAAGGCAATCTGTACATATTAGGCCATCTTCTTACATGCATGCAAGTAAATTTATAAACAATTAATTATGTTAGATCAATTTATAGATTATTACGGTAAAGCAAAAATGATGCAAGAGCTTAAGTTTCAAGGTAAAAATTGGACAGCTCAAGATGTTAATGATGATTTAGTTTGGAATATACCAATATACGATGTAGTCAATAGAAAATATGCTGCTTTCAGTAGTTTATTAGAAGCACTACATTTAAGAGATAATGATCCTAAAGGTAACGGTAAATATTTTAATTCATCTTTATTATTAGATGAAACTAACTTTATTAAATTATGTTACTTATTTAGGTTATGCGGATCTGGAATTAATTACAAGCCAAAGTTAGATAATCAACCTCCTTTTGGTTCTCACGGTTTTGGTAATTTTTGGGTAGTTGATCAATTAAAAGAAGGTATTGTAACATTTGAAGAATGGTTAGAAGCTATACCTGAAAAAGGTTTTTGTGATGTTAAAGGTTATTTATTACCTATGATAAAAGGTGGTTTAAATAATTATATTAAAAAAGATTCAAGTATATTATTAGATGAATTAATAAATTTTATTTCAAAAGGTAATATAAAACGTATAAAAGAAGTTGTAGACTTTGGTAACAAATGGTTAGTATCAAATAATTTTAAAAGACAAAACTTTGTACTTACAGCTTTTGCTATGGATATGGCTGAATATTTCCCTTATTTAGTCTGTAGAAAATCAGATGTATATGTTGGAAGTAATGCTAAAAAATGTTTAAAGATGATAATGCCAGGTGTTAAACATGATAAAGCTCTAAGGACTTTATGTGAAATGACTAGTTTTAATTCTATGCCTTATGATATGGAAGACGTAGCTTGTGATTTTATAAGATACATAGAAAACTTTCAATCTAAAGAGCATATAGAAATGAACAATGGTATAATATATAAAAACAATATAATATGAAAGACGTATTCTTAAATAAGCAAACTACTGTAGAAAATAATGATCTAAAAGGATTTATGGATTTAGATTATTATTTAGATCTAACGAAAGATTTTAAATCTTCTTTTGGTGATTTTAGTATAAAAAATATAGATGGATTTAATGTAATAGATGAATCAGAATCTTGTGAGGTTGGTTATAAAGCCAGAAGTGGAGAGTTTTTTATACAGAGTTTAGTAAAGCAAGGTGTAAAAAAAATAGTTTATGTTCAGCCTCGTCGTGGATTTGCAGGTATATCTTTGTCTTGGTTATGTAAAAAATATGATTTAGAACTAATATTAATTATGCCAGCTTCAAAAGAAGTAAGTGATCACCAAGCATTATGTATAGAGTTAGGTGCTAAACCTTTGTTTGCTAGGATAGCAGCTATGCCAAATGCAAGTGGTATAGGTAAAAAATATGCTAAGAAAATAGGTGCTTACTATGTACCTCTTGGATTAAATCACCCTTTAGTTATAGCTGGTGGTGTTAGATGTATTTATGATTACTTTAAAGATAAAGATAAACCACAAACAATGTGGAGTGTTATATCAACAGGCGTATTAAGTAGAACAATGCAAATAGCTTTGCCAGATACTAAATTTAAAGCTGTAGCTGTAGCTAGAAATATACAGCAAGGTGAATTAGGTAAAGCTGATTTTTATTCATATCATAAACCGTTTAATAGTAAATCAGATTTAATACCTGATAAGTTTAATTGTGAAAGCTCTTACGATTCTAAAGGTTGGGATTACATGGTTAAATATGGACAAAAAGGCGATTGGTTTTTTAGTGTAGCAGGTAATGCTAATATGCCAACTATAGATAAATCACTTATAGATTCTTATAGAGATTGGAATGATTTAAGAGATTTTGATTGATAATTAAAAAAAAATATTATATTTGTTAAAACAATAAAAAGATGAGATTTAAAAATGCAAACGAAGCTTACGAATATTTTCACGATTTAATAATATCAGAAGGCTTAGAGTTCGATAACACTAAAGCTTTATTTAATGTAGGTTTTACATTAGATAATCCTAAGGATAATATTATAACAAACAACGAACGTAAGTTCAATATTGAATATGCTAAAGCTGAATGGTCTTGGTATTTATCTGGTAATCGTAGTATAAACAAGCTTGGTGAAATATATGGTAAAATTCCACCTATATGGAAACGTATGGCTAATAGTAACGGAGACGTTAATTCTAACTATGGCTACCAATGGGAATCGCAATAACCAATTAGATCAAGTTGTAGCTATATTAAGAGAAAACCCAAGTACTAGAAGAGCTGCAATATCTATATACGACGGCAAAGAGATAAATGATTATAATAGAGACACACCATGTACATACGCTGTTCAGTTTACTATACTAGATAATAAACTTAATATGTCTGTATACATGCGTTCTAATGATCTTTGGTACGGTTTCTGTATTGATCAGTATTGTTTTTCAATGTTACAACAACACGTGGCAGAAAGGCTATCTATAGAGGTTGGATCATATTATCATCATGCACATAACTTACACTTGTATAATGATAAAATAAATGTTAAATAAATTATTTGTATATTAGCTTTAAACTAAAAAATTATGTATTACGTATATTATATCAAAGGTAAAAAAGTAGGTTGCACTAAAGATCTAAAAAGGAGAGTAGAACAAGAGCAAGGCTACAAAGATTACTTAATACTATTTGAAAGTGAAGATATAAAAAAAGCTTCTAAAGCTGAAAGATATTTCCAAGAAAAACTTGGTTATAGAGTAGACACTAATACGTACGAAGAATTGATTAATAATAATAAAAACAAAAAAACAAAAAAGATGATTAAAAAAACAAACCACACTATTACTTTTAAAGTACTAAAGCAAGATATTACAAAAGATTTCTTATTAGATCTAAGTGTTATATATGATGTAAACGGAACTGATATTATTATAAATGAAGAACTTGCTGAATGGATGCTAAAGAACTTAAAGAAGTCTCAATTTAACAATGAGATGTTTATATACAACCAGTCTTTAGTAAACGCTTACGAGTTTGTAATAGAGAATGAGAATATAAAAAATCAAAACAACTTTGATAACATTAGAGAATGGGCTAAAGAAAGAGGTATATTTGACAAAGGTGATTCTAAAACACAATATATTAAGTTACAAGAAGAAGCTGGTGAATTAGCAAAAGCTTTATTAAAAAACGATAGACCTGAAATTATAGATGCTATTGGTGATATTGCAGTAGTATTAACTAACTTAGCTCATCTAGAAGGTTTAAAGATAGAGGATTGTATACAAACTGCTTATGATGTAATATCTAAAAGACAGGGTAAAATGGTTAACGGTACTTTTGTAAAAAACAACTAATGGAAATCAAACTACTAAACGGAGATACTTTTAATAAAAAAGATATTCTAGATAAAATGATGGATGATTCATTTTACTATGGTTATCTTGGTAAGAACGCGTTAAGTAGTTCTATGTGCAAAAGTTTATTAGAAGGTCCTGAAGCTTATGTAAAAGCTTTAAATAAAGAAAGTAAAGACAAGGAACCTCAGCCTTTTAGAGATGGTCGTTTGATACATCTATTAGCGTTAGAACCTCATAGAGTTGATGAGTTAACTATAATTGATAGTACTAAAGGAAGTAAACTTTATAAGCTAGCAGTCGAAGAAAAACCAGCTCAATCCGTTTATACTAGATCAGAATTAAATAGATGTCAATTAGTAGCTGATGCTGTTCTTGAAAGAGATGATTTTAGAGAGTTAGTGAGATTTGCTGATTTTGAAATACCTGAAGTAGGTTACTACAATGGATTGCCTTTTAGAGGTAAAGCTGACATATTATTACCAGGTGTTGTTGTTGATTTAAAAACTACAAGTGATATATCAAACTTTGAAAGGTCTTCTTTAATTTACAATTATGATTTACAGTGTGCACTTTATTTAGAATTGTTTTCTTGTTTTGAGTTTAAGTATGTTGTGGTAGATAAAAGAACAAAAGAAGTAGAGTTTGTTTCTTTTAGTAGTGACTTTATACAATCTGGATATGATAAACTTGATTTGGCTACAGAGAACTATTATAAGTATTTAGAGAATAAAGACTTTTACGATTTAAACATTTAGTTATGTACGAGAAGGAACAATGCAAGCAATTAGAAGTAGTTTCTTATAAAAGTTGTATTGACAGCTATTTTAGGAGTGGAGATCAAAACGATATATATGAATATTGGTTACAGTTGCTTGAGGCTAAAAGAAGCTGTGAAGCGAAAGGAGTTCAAAAAGCATTAGAGTTAATAGAGTTGTATAAAGATATAAATGGGAAAAGTAAAGAAAACAATAATAATAAAGAATTGTAACTACGAAGCTCAAGCGTATTGTTTTAAAAAAGGATTTATAATATACCCTAAACTTTTTGGTAACAAATATAAAGTTTGGTATTCAAGAGGAGGATCTGGTAAATATTACATGGAAGGAAAAGAATTTAACACACAAGAAGCTTACCAAGCTATTTGGGATTTATACACTAAAATATATAATTATGATAAGAAGCACACAAACACATTATGACAACGGTAAAGACTATGATGTAATAGATGTAATCAATGATTTTAATTTAAACTTTAGTAGAGGTAATATATTAAAGTATATATGTAGAGCTGGTAAAAAGAAAGATGAACTACAAGATCTTTTAAAAGCAAAAGACTATTTAGAAAGGGAGATAGAAAGAATAAGGGAAGCAAGATAGCTTCTCTTTTTTTTTATTAAAATGTTAAAGAAATGTTAAAATTTGTTAAAAGGTAGTTGATAACTTAAAATGTTTTGTATATTAGCCACATAATTAAAAACAAAGACAAATGAAAGTTAC